CGCAAAGACGTCCTGCATTTTTTTGATGGACCCGTTCACCGAATCAAAGCTCTTGCCCATCTGTGAGGTAGCGTTTTGCACCACCTTTTGCGCAGCAGCCACGGCGGCATTTAGCCCGGCATCTTCCGCGCTGATGCCCAGTGAGACGTCTTTATCTGCCATTGGTTATCCTGTTGGGAACTGCTTCATCAGTTGCGCGATTTCCGCTTCGCTCATCTTTTTAGGTTTTGATTCTGGCTTTATGCCCAGATACCCGGCAATCATGACGTGAACTGGCGGGTGATATTCCCAATACTTGTTCATCGCTGCCAGCCGGGGAATGTCGACGTGATCCCGAACGTAATCCCACGTCCACCCGGTATTGGCGCAGACGCGGGAATACAGCTCAAACCAGTCTACTTCCCCGGCTGAGCTTCCCCCAGTTCCAGCGCCTTTCGCTTGAGCCCGCCGACATCCATGATCGCTTCCATAACTTCCTGCATGTCGCCGAGGTCAACCATTTCGGCTACCTTTCCCCTTGTCATGTCAGGATAGTTCCTTGATAGCGCCGAATGCAGGGCGTCGATCACGGTCCCGACAGACTCGAGACTGGCGCCAACCTGAAACTTACTGATCCGCTCTTGCATGAGCTCGATAGCGCCGAGGGAAAGCGGCGGCACGATGTAGGTCGTCCCGCCCAACTTCATTTTTATGCCATTGATCATGGTTTACTCCGACATCGAATAATCGAATATCCGGCCCTGGGCATCCGCGAAACAATCGAAGTCGATTTCCGGAACCACGAAATCATCCAGTTTGGTAGCCACGGTGAGCTTTGAGGCGAGGCAGGAGTAGAACGTATAGGTCACGGCCTTGCCTTCAAACGGCAGGAGAATGTCGGCACGGAAGGTGGGTGCATAACCCATCGGCAGATTCGCTACGCTGGATTTTGTCGCGACAGTGCTGGCAGCGGTGTATCCATAATTGATGAATACCTTCAGGCCCAGGTCAGCCGCGGCAAACAGATAGACGCCGGCCGAAACGGTGTATTGCCCGGTTGCGGGAGCGGCTGTCACGCGCTTCATCGGCAATCCACCGGCAGTCACTACGCCCAGATCAGTCGCCCATGTGCCCGCATCTGGGATCTTGATCGCAACGAGAGAATCTGCCGCGCCCGCCGTGATTGTGAATGGCGTGGCGGGAATGAGAATGCCGACGGAATCCTGCTTGATGTTCGCTATCCCTGCCGAGAGCGTTTGGCCGAAGAAAATGCTATTCCACATCGCGCCGTTGACCTGGGCATTTTTGACCTTGCCGGATATTTTGCCCTTGCCGCGCCCGGCCTTTACCGGGAATTGATTCTGTCCATACAGCAGTTTGTTATCGAACGACATGTCGATGGAGATTTCCTGTGACAGTCCGAACTGAACAGGCGAAGGGACAGCAACAGCCGCGCCGGTCGCATCGGTCAATGGTGTGCCCCATAAGCTACCGGCACCAAAAATGGTTTGCATTTGTTGCTCCTTTATTGGGTTAAATCGTAAACTTTCGTTGTGTATCTGACGTGGTAGAGGAACGTGGCGAACCCCGCCGTCTGATCCGCTTCGTGCATCTCCCACTTGGCCGGGCCTTGCAGTGTCAGTGACGCAAGGCCGCTTAGGGTCGGGTCAGCCATGATCCGCGCGTGGGCGGCAGCTATGATTGGATCGGCCAGTTGATCCGGTACATCGCCTCTGGTGTAAACGTCGATCGCCATAGCCAGCGTGGAAATGGTCATCCCGGCAAACTGTTTCTCTGGAATATCCTCTTCCGGTCGCACGATGATTGCCGGCGATTCCTCCCGTCCAATTGCTGTCACGCGCGAACGAAATACGTTCGCTCCTGCCGGCGTTGCGCCTGTCAGCAGGGTTACCACTGCCGACAGGATTTGCTCACGCTTGCTTGGCATCAACCTTTCCAGCTTTGGGCGGCGGCACGAGATCGAGCCGTGACTTATGCATTTCAGCCAGGTCAGCAGGCAACTCAATGAGTTCGCCGCCTTCCAGCGTCTTGCCGTCCATGATCAGGCGTTCGCCATTCTTGATTCGATATGTATTCATTTTTGCAGCATCACCTTTGAAAAAACGCCGTCATCCTGCTTTTCCCCTGCGCCCCGGGCGGTGTACTTCACGCGGTTCACCGTTATCACGTCATCTCGTTTGAACGACACTTCAGTGGTTAGGTAGGTGAGGGAATAATCAGTCGACAGCGCACCAGCTCCAGAGAAATCCACGCTGTTGTCCGGCATGTCCAAGATCCCCAGGAATGAGACGTTGCCCTGCGCTTTCAAGCAGGGCACGCCAAAATCATCCAGGAACGAATCTTCTTTGAACATTACTCAGCGGGCGGTGTTTGCGCTGGCTTCTGTGCGGCCGCTAGGGCGCCGACCAACTGCTGAATCAAGGCAGTGCTATCGGTAGCCGCGAGGGTGGACGCCTTCCGCTCTTTCTCAGCCTTTAAAGCGGCTGCCCGATCTTTCGCGTCCGCCAGCTCAAGCTTATGCAGGTGCTGAGCCGCTGCGTCATCCTCGAGCTCAATCGTTTCACCGCTGACGGACGTTTTATCGAAAACTTTTCCATCATTGGCTCTTACTTGCGTGGTAACCACGAAGCCATCACGAACGATATATTTCTTCATTTCATTCCTTTGGAATTGGAGTATTAAAAACGGGCCTTTCGGCCCGCTGGTGTGTGAAATAAAATGCCCTGGAATTAGGTGGTCAGGGCGTCAGACATCGTAGAGAAGCTGGCGGCGTGACGCACGCCGATGTCGATCGACTGAAGGGCGCGGATCAGTACGCCACCGTTTTTGTAAACGGCGGAGTCATACGGATTCGGCACAATTTCCAGCACACCCCATTCGCCGATCAGCAACTCGTTCCAGGCGCCGAAGAAGACTTCGGAGCAGATGCCGGAGGCGGTGCCTTTGGTCAGGTTGCCACGGGCTTGATTGGTACGGGCAACAGGATAGCCGTTGATCTCGCCAGGGGTGCCGGAGCGCTGGCCAACTGCCGAGCCGGACCAGAGATATTGACCGGTGGTAGATTTGAGTTTCTTGAGAGCACCTACCGATTTGGCGTTTGCCATGTATGCCAGAGACTCTTCCGGGGCATTTGCGGCCATGACAGCCGTTTCCATATCGATCAAATGATCGATGGTCAAAGCCGCGCCATTGGTGCCGCCGACAACGGAGCCGATGCCAGATACGTTGGCGATGCCGAGAGGTTGCGCAGATGAGCCGCTACCGGACAAGGCTGCAATATCAATGCCGAGCGCGAGTTGAGCGATCAAGTCCGCGCGCACAATCATGTCTATATCGGGAGTCGACTGCAGCAGCATGTTGCGACTGATCTGACTGAACGTGCCGATGGTTTTCAGCGTCAAGGAGATCTTGTCGAACGTAGCTTCCGATTCCGTGGTGTTGCCAGTTTCCGATGTCCAGTAAGTCGAAGACGCGCCGGTTTGACGCGGGATGTCGACGTTGCCGACGAGCCCGGAGAGGACGGTGGCACCCATTTGCATGACGCGCGCCTTGTTCCGCAAAACCTCGATGAACGAACCGGCCATAAGGTTGGTTGCTACCAGCGCGCCACCCGTTGCAGGTGCGCCCGCTGCGTATGCTGCGCGAGCGGCAAACGGGATATTCGTCGGAATGAAGAAGCTGCGTTCGCTTTGCGGACCGCGCCCCAGGCGTTTGGCGATGGCGGTGGATACTTCCAACTCGAAACCGGCCTCTTTCCAACTGTTCGAGAGCGAAGCATTCAATGCGCGGATGACGGAATATCCAGCCTTTTCGCGTTCGCTCATATCAGCATGCGCACCTTGACCGAGATCCACAGCTTGCTGAGTATTCCGTGCTTGTAGAATGTCCAGCACTGCGCCGCGCGCGACTTCAACGGTAGCTCCTTTCTGGATAAAACCGCGCTTCACTTCCGGATCGATTTTGTGTTGATTGCACAGCCCTTCTATTTGAGCAATACGTGCCCGCTCCGCTTCGGCGCCGGTCTGGCGTTCGCGATTGGCGTCAATGACTACCACGGCAGAAGCGCCGCCGACTGAGCCACCCGTGCCATCGCCAGCCGCGTCTTGTACTACATAATGCTTTTTAAACATTGTCGTTTCCTTTAAAGTTTCGGCTGACGCCGGTTTCGGTACGGGGATGATTTCCACATCCCGCTCTTCATCGCCAGCCCCACGCCCGACGCCGACAGTAGCGTCGGCGGGAACAGTGACCAGAGATATTTCGTAAGGCTCCCAATCGGTAGCCGTGTAAATTTCTTTCTCGGTATCCTCTTCAAACTTGAATACCCGGTACATAAAGGACACGTTGCACAAAACGCCATCATCGGCCTGTCGCATCGCCCAATCACCGCGCTCATCCTTTCCGAAGCGAACCGTGGCATAGCCGCGGCCGCCTTTTATCTCGATGTCTTCAACGATGCCCAAAAGGTCGTTACGGTTGTGATTGAACAGTAGCGGCATATTCGCCTGTCGCGCCCCATTCACCCGCACAGCACCTTTGGCGTGACTCAGGATCTCGGTGCCGTACCACATATCGACAGGCTCTTCCGAGCTGAACGAGAGGCTTACCGTTCGGGTCTCTTGGTCGGTCAGAGCGCGCTTGCCATCAACATCGACAATCCTCGAGACGACGCGGGTTTGCGGCTTAAGCTTCGTCGGACGTTTCCTAATCATTCTTGCTCCCATAAAAAAACCCGCCGAAGCGGGTCATTCTTTTTTTGCATCATCGTTTTTTTCAGGCGGCACATCCTCGTCCTGGGGATCAACGGCCGTCGGTTGTGATTCACCCGGCAAATCAACTGCTGCGGGATCAGTATCGAAAGATAAGTACAACTCTTTCATTAGGTCCAGTTCTTGACGCCTAGCCTTAAAGGTATCCTCGGCATCAACGCCGCCGCCAGTTTGCGCTATCACATCCGAGACAGTCATGAATCCGCTACGAACTGCGATCTGGAACGCCTTAACTTCCTTGACCGGATCGATCCAGCCCCAGCCGCGCGGCCTGAAGCGAACTGCCTGGTACTTTTCTCTGTCCTCGTAATAATCGAGAGGGATATTCAGATCCCCCGATATGACAGCCGCTTCCATCCAATCGCAGTAAATGTTATGCATTACGCCGCGAATCAGCCACCCTTGCAAAACTCGCCACAAATCCCGGTCATCGAGCAGCGACAAGCGGCTGCTAGAATAATTGGATTGTGAATAATCCCGGGAAAGAGATTCATAACTTACACCGATACCGGCAGCCATTTCCCGCAACATGTACCGCATGAAAGGCTCAAGCGCAGCATTGGGTCGGCTTGGATTGAAACCGGTAAAACTTTCGCCCGGCAGCAACTGCTTGAATGTCCCAGGCTCGACATCAATAACCCGCTGCCCATTGGCAAGATCATCCGCCGGCGCCTCGTCCAATGTTGTAATAAACCCGACGATATTGGCAGATGCGCGCGCCGCAACAATCTCGGCCTCTGAGTACCCGCCCATGTCGTGTATCTTTTTCAGCACAGCGTGGAACCAGGGCACGCCCCGGCTTTGCGGCCATCGATCGATCACGAACGGATGGATAATATCTTCCGCGGGCACGCGCAGGAATTTCGCCGGAACGAACGAAGCGAATGTGTAATCGCCTGGGTGAACGGGATGCAGCCAGTAAGCAATGGGCCTTCCCCACTGGTCCATTTCTACGCCCATGCGGATGGTGTTGCCGTTGGGGGCCTTTGCGGTTTGGAATTGATCCATCAGCCGATCAGCCTCGATCACTTCCAGGGAGAGAGGAACTTTTCCCCCGCCGAATGGTTGCCTTATTTTGCGAATCAAGATTTCGCCGGCCTCTACCTGCTGCCCCATCGTGACACGAAGAATCTCCGTGAGACCCAACTTTCCGGCAACATGGCAGGTATTCGATTGAATCCACTTATTCCATGCCACCTCGATCCGATCGTTAATTTTCTCCATCAGTTTGCCGCGCCCATTGACCACCTGGGCTTGCATACCAATGCCGTCACCCACCACATTATTCTGTACGATCCGGACAGCGTTTTTAGCATGCCCGTTGTCGCGTACCATCTGGCGCGACCGTGCGCGCAAGGCCCGAAGGCTTGTCAATATCTCAGAATCGGCAGAGGTATTTAAAGCGGTCCAGTCGGATGTCAGCCGGGTAAATTGTGCGCCAGCGTATGAGCGCTGCGCTGGTTTGGCTGCTTGTGCCTTAAGTAGCGCGCGCTCCTTATTCCACTTCGCCAGAACTACCGAACCTTCGCTCATCGAAACCTCGCAAGGAGATTAGAGGGATTCCCCAAGCCGTTCGCCATGGCCTTGATGTGCCGTTCGTTGCGTACCTTTATCTTCCAAAAGCTGATAGCCTCGAGCAACTCAGCAGCAGTGTAGTATTTCGCTGAACGTGAACCGATGGAATATTCCCGTATACGCTTTCCGCTCGCGTTTAGATTCGCCAGCGCGGCTTCTGCATCCGCTAAGGCTTTCTCTGCCATGCTGCGCGAATCGTGCCCGACAGTTGCGAGCGACAGATCCGGCGTGATCGTAAGGGTGCCGGTCGCAGCAGTTACTCGCACACCTGCAGCCTTAGCGTATGCCGCGAAAGTGTAGATTCCCGGCAGAAGGGTGCCGCTTTGCTCAAGCGTCAAGGTCGTTTTCCATCCTTGCCCATCAGCAACAGCATCGAGCGTCACAGAGGCCGGGCCGCGTAACTCATAGACAAGCGTATATGCGCTACTGTCATAGCGGACACCTTGGGCATCAGTGAATGAACTGTCACTCCATGAGGCAGAGTCGCCCCGCTGCAAGCAATTAAATATATTCATATCACCACCTAGAGGCCGAATACCCCTTCTTGCCGGGGTTAAACGGCGCGGGTTTGGGTTTAATTACCGGTTTGTCAGCCTCAATCGCTCGTGTTTCAGGCTTAATCGTCTCCGGCTTTTGCAATTGGCTTTCAAGATTAAGCCAGGCCGATTCTTTAAATAGGTTTGTCTTAAGAGAGCGGGTTGCATGAAGAGCGTAAACCTCACAGTCCAACGCTTCATTTCGCACGCCAGCCTTCGCCGTCCAGACTTTCTTCCGCTTGATTGTGCGGTGCGGAACTTTAACCTCGCTGACCAACTGCTCCCAATAATCCGGCCTCACTGATCGGTACCAGTGCATGCGACCGGGTCCGGTACCGGCCAACTGCAGCCTGCCGTCCAGAATTAGGTCTTTCGCTCGGGTCGTGCCAACAATGAAAGGCTTCAGTCCGTGCTTGTTAGATTTGTGCTGCCTGTTCGTGTCGACGGAGGCGCGCGGTGTTGCGAAAATCTCTCTCGCGTCATCGGTGGAGGCACCTTTAACCGCCATATATTTCAGCTTCAAACGCTTCCGGACATAGCTATAAACCGGATCCGATGTTGCTCCATCCGATGAATCGATACTCACCGCCCGAATCCTGAGTGTTGTTCCGCTGGCATGGATGAATTCGCGTGTCAGCAGAGCGTCTAAATCCACCCAGGCGCCTTTCTCCGGGACTTTGGTATCTCCGTATAACTCACCCCAATACACAAGCCAACTTTCCTCTCCACGGCCCCATGCGCGAATAACGACAGCGAGTCGATCATGCTGCACGTCAACGCCCGCTGTAAGCACAAGCCCGCCCCAAGGGATAGTAAACTCATCGTATTCTTCCGCTCTGTCTTTAAGATCATCCTCGCTTGGAATGTCGCTTTGGTATTCCCAAGGCAATCCAAGTGACGAATTCCAAAAAGCGATAAGTGCACCGATGTCTCCCTGATCGGCTTCAAGTTGAGCGGCGAGATACTTTTCAACCAGCCGGCTTAACTTGCTCTCAGCAAACGGGCTATAGAGCTCGTTAAGGTAAAACCCCGCGACGCCCCGGAACTCTGCGGTAGCCTTCCATACTCCGTTCCGAACCGCTCTATTCTTCTGCGCGTCATTCCAGATCACTGCGCAATGTGGGCAAACGTAATACGCGGACTCAGGCAATGCTTTTCCGTATATCGCGTGAGTGCGCGTCTCATCGCTTTGCCAATGTACGTTTTCCCAGGCCAGTACATGTGATTCGCCGCATTCGTGGCAGGGAACAAAGTTCTTGCGCTGGTCGCTGGCCAGAAGCTCAGCGGCTATGCTTGATACGCCCTTAATGCTCGGCGTGCCGCCAGCGACAACCTTGCTGTCGTGGTATGTTTTGCCGCGCTCCTCGAGGAGCTTGATCGAGTCGCCCTGTCCCTTGATGTTCAGGTTACAGTCGTCTGGCTCTTCAACGATCATGATCTTGGCGGGGGTTGACTTGACCCCACCGGTGCTATTCGATCCGATGAATTTCAGGAACCCGCCGGGAAACTTTTTTCGATTTTGCGTGTTATCGGCCGTTCTTGTTTTCGTTTCCACCAGCGCAGCTAAAACAGGCGTGGCTTCTACCATCGGGTTAAACTTTTCTACGTTGTAATCCTTCGCGTTCTGGTCACGCGGAAACATGACAATAGCGGGCGCCGGGGCAATATGGATCAGGTAACCTATGAGGTTATTGATCACCCCATCTGTCCAGCCAACCTGTGCCGATTTCTGGCATACCACCTTTCTAACCCCGCGATCGTTGATGCACTCGAGGATGCCCCGAAGATATGGGGTAATGGCTAAACTATATTTTCCCGGTAGAGCGCTGTTCTCGGCTGATATGTATCTATACTTCTCGGCCCACTGAGCCACTGTCATCTTCGGAGGCGGGTTGAACGTCTTCGTTACCCGCTTCATCAGCGTCTTCAGTTGGCTCGTACTCTGCGAGTTTCCGTAATGCGTCATCAAATGTCTCAGCGATTAAGTCTCTCTTAGCCTCCACTCCATCCGTTACTTCCAATAGTTGAGCCAGCCTATCCGGTTGTGAGCGCAGGAAGGAGCGAGCAGAAGCCACCATTGCGAACCAAGCAGGCTCGATCTCAGAGACAGGGATAAGCTCTTTCAGCTTCTCGGAAATCTCAATTTCTACCTTGTCGCCCTGTAAACGAGAGAGCCGGTCTTTAGGGGATTCTTCTTCAACCTTCCCGACCTGGCGGGCAATCATCCAGGCGATCACTTTCTCTGTATCGTACTGACCGGATGCTCCGCGGGCCGCGCGTCCGGCAATAGGAAGCCCGTCTTTCTGCCAACTGGTTAGCGTTCGCTCGGACACTCCCACGATTTCCGAGAGCTCCCGCTTGTTTACTAATTTACCCATTAAAGGAAGGAAGTGAGGAGAGGCAAAACATCTGCGCGAAATTCGCGGTCATGGCACCCGCCTGATTACTATGAAAGTAAGTACCTTTTACCTCTTAAGAGATAGATATTGCAGTTCATGCTTGAGTAGGATTGGAAATCTATTCTTGATCTTATCTCTAAGTGTTTGTTGCACTACTTCATTACTGAATGCTGTTGGTATGCTTGGTCCGAACAACTGCTTGATAGGTAGGCCTGACCATACGTTCTTCCTATTCATCTTGTGTGCCGTGCCTACACGTACCACTACACCTATGTGTCCTGTGGGCATGGTAGCTATGAAGGCGTGCTGGATTACCTTGCGGCCGCTCTTGACCTTGACAGACACACCCTTCTTGGTTTGTCTTGCCGCATAGTTGATTAATGGGATCGGCTTACCAGTCACCCGAAGGACTGCCTTCAGAACGTTACGATTGGCTTTTCTAATATCTATCCGCCGCTTGATCGTGTTAACTCCGAGGTTATAGCCTACCGCCCGGATACTGCGTGATGATTCGGTTCTGGTCTCTGCTGCTACCTTGTTCAATGCGCGTGGCACAGCCTTATCCATTACCTCTTTGGGTATGCTGCCGAGCTTGGCCAAGGCCTTGCTTATATCCGCCTTTACGCTTACCTTGATCATCGCTGCCTTACCATCACGCGAAAGCTTCTATCCTCGGTACGCGGTATTACATTCGCGGTGACTATGCGACAAGATACCCAATAGGTTTGCCCAGCGTTGCCGCCTTTTAACCACACCGTAGTGATGTCGCCACTCACAGCCTCATCATGCTTGGTCAGGCCGGCGCCTACCGTCCATGTGACAGTGTTGATCGTGTCACCATCGAGCCACGCTGACCAATCCAACGCGTAATCGAGATCTGCGTCAGGGTCTTTGATTATGTAATCGCCGAGTGTGTCGCTTTCGAAACCAGTCATGCTGATAGGGTCCTGTTTTCGCCATCCACAATCTTTGTTCGCCATGATGGCGTAGGCAATAAGCCACTTGGTCCGAGTGAGCCAGAGCTTGCTAGATTCGTTTGTAGGCCCGATGCGCCGCTCAGGATATGCGCCTGTACAATCGCGCTGGCCGCCGCGACATTGTCTTGCACGCTTGCCGGACAAATCAGTACATGCGCCTGCGAGATTGCACCGCTTGCGCCGGCATTGGCCTGAGTTGAGGGCGAGGCCGCGAGATTATGGACAACTCCTACGGAAACAGCGCCGACGCTTGCGGCATTCGCCTGCGTGGATCCAGTTGCGCTGAGCGCATGAGTTTGCGATACCGCGCCTGCTGTTCCGGTGTTGGCCTGCGAGCTGCTTGCACCTGCCAGCAAATGTGACTGCGTGATTGCGCCCGCGCCTGCTGTATTCTGCTGCGCAGATGTCTGCACAGCTATCACGTGCGTTTGGGTTATTGCGCCAGTTGCGCTCGTGTTGGCTTGAGCGCCATTTGCGCCTGCCAGTACATGGGTTTGGCTAATTACTGCCGCGCTCGCGACGTTCGGCTGAATGGCGCTGGAGATCGTTAGATCGTGAGTTGTGCCGCCAGATGAGGCAGCCCATAACTTTCTTGCTGGCGCTTTAAAAAGTCTAGCGGGATTCCCGTATATCTCTTGAACTTCGCCAGCAGAGAATGCCCGATAGAAGAGTCCTATCGTGTCTACGTCCCCCGTCCACGGGCTTGTTCCATTCGGTGCAGCGCCGACTCCAAGATACTGCAATGAAGTGGGTGCTGAAACCGCTATCCTGCTTACCTCCCTCCCGTTGACATAAAGGATTGCGCTATTGCCATCGTATACGCCAAGAACGAAATCCCTCTTTCCAATTACTTGCTGCCCCGCCCCATTGCCATCTATCGCCACTCCACTTACCGTGAAAGCATATTTGCCGAAAGAATCAGAGCCGAGATAAAGTCCTGTCCCGTAGTCGGTTGCAAGAAACCGGAAGTAGGAGTTATGGACAATGCCAGGACGAACCCAGGCAAATAGTGTGATTTTCTTCCCAGCATGAACAATCTGCTGATCACTTCGGTAGGAGCTTGAGCCGGTGAACCTCATGGCACGGCCATGATCTCGAATTACCGGCGTGGTGACTCCGACAAATGAGTTTAGATGATTGCTGTTGGCAATGTTACGCCCATCAGTCTGAAACGGCGCCAGTATTACTGCGTCGGCATACTCCGGCGCTGGTTGCAGCGAGTATTGCGGCTGCGTCTTCAGCCGTTGCGGCAGGATTATAGACGACACTTACGCAACGCCAGTTATATCGGCTTTATACACAAAGCCCGATGCCAATGTGACGCCTGTACGGTTGCGGGCTATGAGCTTGATATGGCGAGCAACAGGCAGACCAGACAGGCTAAAAGCCTTGCGGTGCGTCCCTGTAGTTTTGCACGGCAAAGTGCCAATCCAATGTAGATCGACTTCATCCGTAGCAACTGTGCCGCTTGTCGGGCCGCTGCCAAAATCTACCCCATCCAGGGATAGCTGAGCGAATAGGAGTACTTGCTGATCCCCAGTAGGGGAAGTGACTGTGACTACCGCTTCTACAGTTACATCAAGCGGTATGTTCGGTCCAAGATCAATAGCGGAAGAAGCGATATATGTATCGCTAAGGAGAGGGCCCATTGTTATCACTGGTGGACTCTTTGCTCCTTGTGCTTGCGTGAATGTTGGCATCTTATCGGTCTCTCAGGATTTCTTCTGTCATGTAAGGCAAGCCAAGAACTTCGGCCCTAGAGGCGGGAAGCAGGGACAGAGCCACCAGTGCGTCAGCCTCCTCAGACGTGAAGCCGTTCTCCCCTATTGTTCTCAGTATCCCGATCATCTCGACCGCTTTGGGATCTCCAATATTTCCCCCAGGCTGTGAGCCCATAGCGTGCACAAAGTCGGCAATGACAATATCAGTTGGTGCCAGGGCCTCTAGTTTGGTCCGGATGCTGCGTGCCAGCGAGGTGCCCAGTATGGAGGGGAGCGTCAGATTTGTAATAAGCCGCTCCTTGTGCATCAACTCTGTGTATCCGTTGAACAGATCAACTGCATGCCCTGGTTGGTTGGCTAGGCGAGAAGCATAGCCCTTGCTTTTCGGGTCGAGGTCAATCTCTCCGTTGAGGATGGCTTTTTGCTCCGTAGTTAGCGTAACCATGATTACGCCGGTTGTCCGCTGATATAAGTCAGGCTCGGGAAGTTGACCGGGTTACCGCTGGTGATTGGCTGATTGGTAGTTTCGTCCGTAACGTACAAGACCTTGCTGTTTACGGTGTCGACCAAAGCAACGTGCAGATCATCGCCGACTGTAGAACTTCCGGAAGCGGTACCGCTCTTGGCCGCAATGGTAAGGACCAAAGCTGCGCCGTCAGCACCAGCAATCGAATAATCCGTAGTTGGATCCGTGTTGTCCATGGCAACCGACGCGATTTTATTGCCGCTCGCTGTGGCAAAGCTATCCTTGGCGACGTAGCCTTTCAGGAGCCACATTTGGTCGGCGCCGTTCTTGAGTGCATTCAGGCCGCCGCCCAGTACATCGGCGTGTGCGTATTTAGGCATTGATTCTCCAAATGACGGGCAAAGAAAAGCCCCCTGACAACTTAATGTCAGAGGGCTATCTGGAATTATTTATCGGGGTTTAGCGTAAATCCTGGGCGAAAAAAACCACCGTAGGGGAGGTGGTTTAATGGTCTTTCCGTTCTTCGCGCGGACTTCTAACTGAAACAGTACTGTATAGGATATTGGCGGGCTAATCAAGCGTTATTTAACAAACGCACGCTGCCACATAGTCTGCCTGGATTAATTCCCTCAGAGGCTGTGCCTATCAACTCCACCGTAACGTCAGCAAGTGAAACGTTCGGAGAGCGCCAGTACTTGAAGGCATCGTTTTCCGTCCTTGCTACGACAAGCTCAACAGCTTCACAATCTCCCAGATAGCCGACGTCCTTGGAATATTCCTCTGATACATGCGATAACTTATAAATATTCATGCCCCGCCTCTTGTCTCGAAGACATCAGTGTATCAATTAAATGGCCAAGCATGGTGTAGGCTGTAGTCCTGTCATCCCTGTATGTTCGGCGAGACTTACCATAGCAATGTGCGCGCTGCATCTCACTTGGTATCGCATCGATGTATTCCAACCGGATGACGAGCTTATAAACTTCAGGCAGCAGGTTTACGGCGCGATCAGTGAGCAGGCAATCAGCATCTATGCGCGGGTCGTGGAAGTAGGGCGGTGGCGGGACAAGCCGCGTAAAGCTGCTTTGAGACGGATAGCCCAACGCCACGCCTGTATCCAGTTTCCACCTGGCCCATTTTATGAGCCGGTTTACCACCAGCGCTTCAATCATGCTTTACTTGACGCCGTGTTTGCCATCTATCTGCCCCTCAATTCGTGATACCGACCCGTGACCCGGTCATACCTTAACGTCACCATCCCTGGCCTTCCAATGTGTTTGAATCTGACTTTTTGAATATGAATATCCACCTCTTGAGAATCAGGAAAGGCAGCGTCTCGCCATACAGTCAGAGCGCAATCGGTCTTATTCCACCAGTGCTGCGAACCGCTTATCATGTCCGGGCGGGGCACCGGTAGCTTCCCATCTTCTCGCCTTACCTTTTGCGGATGAGCGACTATCCAAACGTGCACCTGATTGATTCGCGCCCAGTTCCTGACGGTAGACAGTGCTTGGGATATGTACTCTGTTTCACTCAGGTTTCCTGCTCTCCAATGTTCGAGCTCATTCCACGGATCGATAACGACGCCGCGTTTAGCGTCTAAAAACTTGGTTAGAAATGCTTGCGCAGCATCCAGTACGTCCTTCAGAGAAAAGGCGCCGCTTGTGGCTTCCGTGAACGCGAACGATTGATGCAGTTCTTCGGTCAACAGGCACAGTTCGTCTTCGGTAATCCGTGTAGTGGGACCAGCGCCGAACGGTTTGCCCGATATTTTTTCCAGCATCTTTGTTACGTGAAACGCAACTGGCTGATTCTCGAAACTGAATACAGCAAACTTCCAGTTACGCCGCGAAAGGTTCAGAAGAAGGGCGTCTATGAACTCCGATTTGCCCGAGCCCGGCCATCCGGTTACCGTCGTTATCTGCCCAGGCAAGACGGTGTAATACTGATCCAGCGAAGCCCATCCGGTGCTGTCGCCAGATGGCATGCCGTTTCGCCATAGCTCGAGAACCTCTTCAGAATGGACATAAGGGCTAATGAGTTTCGGTTTACGCTCGATAGCCGCGTCCAGTATTTGCGCGCCGCGCTCGGGGTTAGCCATTGACCATGTCCCTCGCGGCCATTATTCGTTGCGCCGCTACATGAAGCCTCTGCCAATCGCCCACAGTTATGTCCTTATCGTTAGCCAGTCGACTAGCAGTCATCGCCACAATAAGGGTTTCGGTGGATACGGCTTCCAGCACGTCAGCAGCGGGGAAAGGTTTGCGTAAGGGCTTGCCGTGATCCATAAGCTTTTCTGGAAACAATTCGTCGAATGTTAGTCCGATAGCATCAAGGATTTCTTGAGGCGAGCAACCGGCGAAGCAGTGAAGCAATATGCGTTGATCGCCGAGCTCCTTGATCGCCAGGCTTGGGCTTTTATCGTCATGTGCGGGACAGCATGCAAGCCAGCGATCCGGTCCGGTTTTCTTGACTTTCGTAAGCCGGGAAATAAGGTTTTCTGCTGTCATGCGTGGACAAATTCTCTTTTCGGAGACACCGTTGCTTCTCTCGAAATCGCCATGAACTTATCGATCTTTCCTGCATCCCTGAGAATTAAGTCAAGACCGTCGTATTTCGATTTACTATCGTTTTGCCCCTGGTGGTAAGGGGATAACTTGCAACCGTCAATTGCCGCCCTCAAGTCATCCACGGTGTACCCCATCGCAAGCGCTTGCTTGATTAACTTCAATCGTTTGGGGTCGAGAATGGCTTTTTCGTGATTCATTTCCTTTCGCCAATGATCAAAAACTTCCTGGCACTCGGGGCGGTCGCTCGGAACGGGCGACAATGGTTTTATATTCTGTTCCTGTTCCTTTTCCTGTTCCTGTTCCTGGTTAAGAAAGGGTTTATGTAACCCTTTCGAAACCCCTTCAAAAGAATTAAGTATCTCAACTGGGAATCTTGGAGAAAATTCACGCAAAGACCGCGCCAGCATTGGCTTTACTAAGCTGGAATCAGGCACCTGCTCGAATAGCTTTATTGCTGCTTTTGCTTGATTTGGATTCTCTATCTCGTTCCATTTCGTAAAATGGTGGATCACAACCCACTTTGACGCTTCATCTCGGGTTGCGAAACCTTTATCACATAGGTCTTTAAACCCTTTCGAAACCCTTCCCTGAGTCCATGAAAGGTCATCACAAACATATCCATCAGGAAGACGGAAACATCCTATTTGTGTTGTGTGTGGACTGGATAATAAGTAGAGCGCTAACATTCTTCCATCATCACTCAGTTTCTTTATGTCCTCGCTAGCCCAGAACGAGGTTTGAATTTTCCCGTAATCGCGCATCAGAATGGGACTCCGTCATCAGGAACCCAAACAATTTCAAATTTCCCCAAGGCAACGGGTATTCTCTTCAGGGACTCTTGAACAGCTTTGATCACGCGGGCTTTGTCTAACTTCTCAAGTTCTGGCCCGTCACCTACCTCCTGATATATCTCCTCTTCTATGGGCGCTATTTTTAGGAGGCTGGAAAGCCTCACATCTATTCCTTTCGTGCGATTTAGGACGCCAGGCTCTGTCTCAATCACCGGCTCCTCGCCCTTTCTCACTGTAAGGAAAACAGTCACCTCGGTGACCGCCGAATCCTTAAATGAGAACAGCCGCTCACGCGAGATAATTCGATTCTCCATATCCGCCTCCATGCTCCGCTAAAAGAAGCACAACGCCAGGACGGGCGGAGGGGTCCGTCTTTTCGGTAGCTAGCCTATGCGCGTGCATAACCATTAACTCAAAAACTCCTTCATTACGGCGAACCATTGGCGGACGGCCTTTCTCTTTTCCTGTGATGTTTTGCTCAGAGGTATTGCGCGAGCAATGAGAGTGGCTTTTGTGAAAAGGTGAGCGGGCGCTTTATTTGTAGCGCAGCTAACGTTGTTTGGGATGGGTCCGTTCACTGGCCGCCCTCATTCTCGTAATCAGCTACTAGCTTAATCTGGTGCGCGTTCAGCTTATCCGCATCATCAAAAACGTTTATACCCAGGGCGCCAGCATGGATGTACCGCTCTAGATGAGCAAAAAATCCTACCCAATAGCCCTTGGCGCCCGACTCATCGGAGAAATCAATGGCTCCCGCGATGGACCCAAGGATGGGCATGCCCACGGAGGAAGGGTTGTCCTTCAGGAATTGGATGAAATGAGCTGCATATTCGCGACCTGTGCGGCAGGCGAGGCCATAATCATCCGTGGGCGGAACGTGCCAATGGCTACTGCTCCGCTTTGAGCGGAAATTAAAAGGAAGTTCTTGCCATGTGAAGGGGCGGTCCGTCGTTGGTATGTATGTGCGGCGTGCTGTGGATTTGTAGACTGGAGCGGTCGTGCTTTTGGATTTAGCCATCGAGAGTTACCTCTTTAGCCGGTACGCTTTTGGCTTCCTCATCGGCGGATTCGGCAAACAGCGCCTCCTGATCCAGGGTTTCCCTGATTGAGATAAATCGAGGGGCTAGCCCTGGAATCTCATCACTAAATATCTCATCCACCTCTGCCTCGCGCTGCTGTACGCTCATCAAGCAAGCTGGTTTCCAGATATACAGATCGGCCCCCCCGGTCTCCACGGTAGAGCCAATGTACTCTCCGAGTACGCATAGAAATCCACGTATAAATGGCGAGATAGGCCCCGCAGAGTTAAGCAATGCGGTTTTAATCAGTTCCTGATCCCGTAGGAAAAAGAACTTACGATCTTCAGCGTCGGGATCCTTGTTCTCGCCCAGGTCTTGGGTAGAGGCAATGCGGGTAATGATGCGAAGAGCTTCGAAACTAGCTATAGCGCCGGATCGGAACTCCTGAGTAGTGGATTTATCCATGGATAGATACCTCTTTTATGGCAATCAACCCGCTTACCGAGCGATGGATCTGATCTTCAAGGTTTTGCATCAAACTTACGAGTGCGCGGCTTTCCCCGTATGAAAACGTCAACTCGTGTTCTTCTTCGAGAGTTCGCGTCATTGATGTACGCAGGAATTCAACCAGATAAGCGGCCTCGCAAAGGTCGTTCTCTACATCGAGGAAGCCCTTAACGGGAGCGACGGTAGGCTCATTAGTGAGTGGAGTTGCTTTAGCCATTGTTTCCCCCTTCATCCATTTGCCGCGCTATTTCGTTAAGCTTGTCAATCACATTGTCCAGCGTGTAGTAGAGTCCGCAAACAGCCTCGGAATGAAGACTTAGTTCGTCGTCGGGCTTTCTAACCGTGATGGTCTGAATGAAGTAAATCTGGCTAATGACATGATTGAGGATGTTTCTTGCGTCGAGGGGCGGTTCCGCGGGCGCCGAGTTATTCATGACCCAGATCCTCCTTTCCATTCAGCAAACTCTCGACCTTTTCCAGACGGTTAATGACATCTCCCATGCAAAAAGAAAGGCCGGTGACTTGTCGCGGCTGAAGTTCCACGCCGCCACCCCGTTCGGGAACAAGCGTGAAATATTGAATGAAGTCCATCTGTTTTATGGCGACATTAAGAATGTCTCGCGCCTCAAAGACTCTGTCTTCAAGTGCCGATTCCTCAATTTGAGGATCTGACTTTGTTGCCGTAACAGTTTCGCTTTGCTGGCTAGCGGTCCTTGCCATGGGGTACTCCAAAGGGGTTTGTTCAAAGGATAGTTTCAGGCTGTTTTTTGCCGGTTCCGACGAGAACGGCTTGAAGGCGGGTTGCAGCTGCGATCATTTCCGTTAGCTCTTTTTCCAATGCCTTGACCTCATTTGGGGTCACTTCGCCATCGTCGAAAACGTCATCCACTTTCCGCATGTAATCGCCGAACTCAGCGCACGCCCTGGTGATGGCGCGGGGGAGGCTGGTGGAGGTAATTTCAGGAAGGGGCATTGCCACGTATCCGAGCTCTTCCGCCATGGCATGAAGAATGTCTGCCCGGCCCGAAGCGGATTGCAGAAGAACTGATTCCTTCAAATGGAGGTGGTTGCGTGGATTGTTCAGGCTTAACTTGGCGCGCAGCAGGTCGTAATCCATCCCGGTCATATCCGCCAGCCTTTTCATGCCGACGTCCATACCGATTCTGTGCGCCGCTTCACTGACATTCATTTCATGCTCCAAAGAATGTTTCGGATAGTTGCTTTGTGGCGCATGATTCGATCATGCGATTTCACAAACACATTTCCGAACAAAGAAAAAACCTCCACGAAGGGAGGGAAAACAGCACAGCCCAAGAGGGAGGAAAAGCCATGCAGAAAAGAAGGGGAGATCACGGAGCGACTCTTACTCGGTATCGGTGGATGGCTTGCAATAGCCGGACTGTTTCAGCGCTTCAGAAAAGTCAGGTAGCAGTTCGGCAACCGTCAAGGCACCGCCGCTTTCGCGCTCCAATGCAATTACAAGGGTTTCGCCTAAACGATCATTGGCGCATGCAGCCTTCTGGAGATACCCAATGGTGGTGCCACAACGTAGGGCAAACTCGGCTCGCTCGACACGAGAAAGGGATTTTAGATACGTACGTAAAGTTTTCATGCATAAATATTACATTACTGTAATGTGAATTGCAATACAGTTTTGTATTTTACTTTTCTGTAATATGAATAGAGAATCGCCGAATGGATATTCAAGCAATACGCCGCGCAAGACTCAGGCGTTTAATTGACGAAAGGTTTAATGGCAAGCAAACGGATCTGCTCGCCGCTTGCAACCAAAATCAAGGGGAAATCTCTGGACTGCTTAGCGGGAAGCGAGTATTCGGAGAAAAGAAAGCGAGGACGCTAGAGGACGAATTGCATCTGGGTCGTGGGTATTTCGATCGGCAAAGCGATAAACCTGTGGCAACCCTTACAGAGGATCAATTGAAATTGCTCGACTTGGTAGAGCGAATGGATCCAAAGGCAAGGGAAAAGTGGCTTGCCTTGGGGGAATCGCTGCCATCGGTTAATACCAGTTCTAGCGTCGCTGACACCATCTCAGCTCCGTCATCAGAATTGACGAAGCCTGAGCGCCGCATGAGGCCGGACAAGGGCCCCAAGGCGCGCGCGCAAGGGTATGGCATGGGCGAAACAATAAGGAGCGGCGACCTACTTCCGGACGATTATTTTACGGAAAAAAGGAAAAAAGATGGAAACTCCATTTAAGCTTGTTCAGAACAAAATATCGCACGATACCGTCGAAGCCGCCAAAACCATCGTGGCAGATGCGGAAAGCGGAGATTGCATTGGTTTCGCAATTACAGCGATGTACAGACATGGGAATTACACCGTGAACACCGCGGGGGAAGCCTACAAAAGCCCAACATTCGCGATTGGAATGGTGGTTATGCTTTTGTATCATCTAATTAAAAGTGTTATTAGAAAACAGGGGAAAGCATAGAGATGAGCTGTTTAGGGGTTTATTATTGGACTGATTTCGTTTAAAGAGGGAGTAAAACTGAAAAACTTCCTGACCTATCTAATTGGCGCTCTCACCGTCTTGCTGGCCAGACTGGTCAGGATAGCTGCGCGGATGAATGAAAAGCGCTAACGAAGTGATATGATTTCGCTTTGACTCAACAATAAGGAAAATAATGAAAGGTATCGTAATCGCCGCAATGGCGTTAGCGTTATCTGCCTGCGCCACGGTAGGGAAGGAAATATCACAGGACCAGTTGGCCGGCTTTAAAGAAGGGGTGACTACAGTAAATGACGTAATTGAAAGACTGGGCGCCCCGACCTCAACAACTGTTTCATCAGGCCGAACAGTGATGGTTTATTCGTTCATGCACTCTCAGGCACGGCCGGCATCATTCATTCCGATAGTTGGCGCATTTGCCGGAGGTGCGGACGTTCGATCAACCATGGTAAGTTTTGTATTCGGAGATAACGGAAAACTAGAGCGGTACTCCCATACATCCACCAAGACGGGGGCGGGTACCGGCTTTGCTTCCGGTGGTTACCAGAAGCCGGATATGTCACTCCCACAAGAGGCGGTTATCGAGCGATAACGGCCTTGCCGCTATCCGCTCTATCCCTTCATAGCCTCTTGCGCCGCCTTGGCGAGAAACCCTGACCTGGTCATATGGTGAGCGCTGGCGTATTCGTCAATGCTGCGCACCAGGCCCTCCGGTAATGAAATGTTCAACCGGACCGGCTTAGAGAGAAACCTTCCTACATCCACCTCCACAATCGCCCATACAGCGCCAGCCAAATCTGGATTCGCCATATGCTCAGATAATGGGTGGGCATCCGGAATACCAAGATCGTTTTCGTAAAGCCCCTCACAATGTAAGTCAATGGCCTCGCGAGCCATCTCAATCGCCTCATCCAGGGTATCCCCTCCAGAGAAGCAGCCCGGAAGATCCGGGACAGTCACGCCGTATTTAACTCCATCATCGGAGTGTAGTGCTAATGCGAATTTCATATTATCTCCATTTCCATCCAGCTTGACGGTAGATATTGCGTAGCGTTCCTTCCGGTATGTCGGAATCAGGATGCTTAACAGTCACCAGCCCTTTCCCATTTAGCTTGAACTGGTGATGCGATCCTTTAACGCGATCCAAAATCCAGCCTTCGCTTTGCAACCTCTTGATTATGTCTTTGCTCTTCATGTGTGTAATTATACACACTTTATCGAGATAAGCAACAGGTTTTCGCTAAATCTAAACAATTTCACATGTGATTTATTACATATTTGTATTGATTTATTATTACAGTTATGTAATTATTCTCTCGTTCCATCCGGACAAACCAGAAGTGCCGGCCACCATAAGTCCCTCGGCAGGCGAGGCGAAAAGAAAGGCTTTTAACCATCAGGAGTAACAAATGATTGAGTTGGGACAGCAAGGCAGAGACAAGGTAACGGGTTATGAGGGAATCATCATAGGTCGGGCGCAATACCTCATGGGATGCGATCAATACAGTTTGGCGGCACCAGTGCGAGACGGAAAGATCAGCCCGAGCGAATGGTTTGACGAAGGTCGTATTGAAATCATTGGACCGGGAATCTCCGCTGTATCGGTTTCCACCACAAAGCCTGGCGGCCCGAACCGAGACGCGCCCAGATCATGAGCGGGATAAGGTTAGTCGGAATATTAATGTGCATTGCTGGCGTCGCGACAGGCCTTTATGCCGGTGTCTGGTGGGCGTTCATAGGCGGGATCATGGATGTTATTACCGAGATCAGGGCGGACGAATTGGACGCAATGAATATTGCGATCGGCATAGCGAAAGTGATGTTCGCGGGCGCAATAGGTAGCTTCTCGGCCATGGTGTTGTTTGTGCCTGGCTTGGCGCTGATCAAGGCGTAGGTGCTGGCATGGAAACATTTCAAATTCTGATCTCCGTGCTGTTCGTTGCCATGTTTCTGATCGATGGCTTTTAACCCGTTACCAGTTAAGGAAACCTTTCAAATGAGCAATCACAAAACAATCGTCGTTAAACAAACGTCGTTGGTACACCGCCTGATAGGAACCCTGTTCGTATTTTCCATGCTCTTGCTGTGCATCTATGTGAGCCATGGCAGCGCGTGGTGGACGTTCTTTACCGGGACGCTCTTCATCGTCTTTCTAACCGGTTTCCTGCTGTCATGCACGAAGAGAGGCACGGTAACGATTAACACGAAAGACGAGGCGCTGGAATGGGCTCGCTCGTTTCCGGACGATACCGCCTCTATTAAGCCTTTATAGGTCATCAGAAGATTTTCCAAATCATGGGAAAACCGTGGACAGATGAGGAAAAGGATTTGCTGGCTAGGTTATTTCCAGCCGGGGGCACTGTAGAAATAGCCAAACAGCTTAAGCGCTCCGTGGCAGCCACTCATCAAATGGCCCATGTTCTCGGCATTAAAAAATCAGCGGATTTTGAGGGAAATGTAAGGTTCAAAAAAGGTTCGATACCTCCACGAAAGCGCAAGGTGGGCGATACCCGATTGCATGGTGGGTACGTCATGGTCAAGACGGAAGAGGGCTGTAGAAAGTTCAAGCTCTTACATTATGAGGTATGGAAGCAACATCACGGATCTTATCCCCCTCAAGGCTCACTGCTGAAATTCAAAGATGGGAACAAGGAAAACTGCAATATCGCGAATTTGGAATGCTTGACCAGAGTTGAGTATATCACCCGCTACAGCTGCAACAATTTGCCCGCGCCTCTATTAGAGGTTGTCAGATTGAGGGGTCTCATCGTTAAAACCATCAATAGGAGATTAAGGAAAAATGGCGCACAACATAACTGATTTACGGGGGCACCTATTCGACACCCTGGAATCCCTGAAGGACAAAGAAAAGCCCATGGACATCGATCGCGCTAAAGCCATTGCCGATGTGTCCCAGGTGATCATCAACAGCGTAAAGGTTGAGGTGGATTATTCGCGCGTTACTGGAAATACGGTGGCCAGCGGATTCCTTGGCGAACCGGATACAAAGGGCGGTTTACCGCAACCAAACCCGATCACCGACCATCAGCTACCGGAAGGGACTATCAGTCCAAAGCCAGGCGTATTAGTTCACAAGATGAGGGGCTGATGAGGGAGGATTTAATGAAAGTGAGCGCTGATAATCGTCTCTGGGTGCCCTCTGGCGAGGCCAAGCAAGATAAGTGCGGCATCTGGTGGGCAGTGATAGCCCTGGATGATGAAAAAGAAGAAACCATCGATTGTGGCACGATCTACGGCGGCACAAAAGTAGAGGCCGAGCAACGGCGATCCGAAATTATTGCAGCCCATAACAGGCTGGTAGGGGCGCGGAGCGCAGGTTGGAAAGTGGTGAGTTCCTCACAGATACCCGAAATCAAAATGGCGGCAGTCGCCATAGAAACCAGGGGCGGGGAGGATGTCTGCCTGGTGGTTCACGAGAACATAGGGCTGGCAGTAAAGGTCGCGATGCAGATTGTGTCGGAACATAACGCGGCGGCCTCGACGGCATGAATCTCAATCTCACGCCCGAGCATTTTGCAGGGTTTTTAATTGCAGTGGTGATTATCACCCCTTTCTTTAAAGGGGGACGGCTCATCAGAATGATTGGATGGCTGGGCCTGTGGCAGTTATTGTCACCGGTCCGCGGCATTGTTGAGGACGGTTTAATGCTGGCCGTTGGATTCTGGATAGTTGAGTGGTGCTACTTGGAGTGTCAAGAGCATATAAGAGGGGTGTTTAAATGACGAATGATGCCTGGGATCATTAGATGTTCCTGACCCCCGAAGAGGTTGCAGTGCTGACAGGCATCGCACGCGGTCGCGATGGCAAGACACGTGAGCAGCTTCAGGTAGCGCAGCTCCGGGACATGGGGATCGCTTTCCGTGTGAATGCGAAAGGCCGTCCAATAACCACGTGGGCAGCGGTGAATGGTGTAAAAGAAAATGTGCCGCCGCCACCGGTTTGGCAGTCGAATATTCTCAAATTAACGAAAACAGCGTAGATTAAACGAATGGGAAGGCGTCCAACAGTCAACAGCAATTTACCCGCCGGGATGCGCGCCAGGAGGCGAGGGGAGGTCACGTATTATTATTACGATACCGGCGGTAAGCCTCGTAAAGAGATCGCGCTTGGAACCGACTACCCGATGGCCGTCAAGAAGTGGGCAGAATTAGAAATAGATGCAAAGCCCGTTCATCTGGCTTTGGTCACCTTGAAATATGCTGCAGATAGGTACCTTCTTTCCCGGCTGTTTAAAGAGAAGGCCGCGCGCACTCAACGCGATTACGAAGCGCAACTGGTTTTCATTATGAAGTTCTTTAATGACCCACCTGCGCCACTAAGCGGGATAAAGCCGCACAGCATCCAGCAGTATATGGAATGGAGGGGTCAATCAGCCCCCGTCAGGGCGAATCGGGAGAGGGCTTTAATCTCCACGATATGGAATTTTGCGCGATCGTCCGGCATAACTGATTTGCCCAACCCGTGCGCCGGCGTTAAGGGATTCACGGAAGAGGGCAGGGATGTTTACATCGAGGATTCGGTTTTCGAGGCTGTATGGAAAGAAGCGGATGTTGCTTTACGCGACGCCCTGGATCTGGCGTATTTGACAGGGCAGCGCCCCGCTGACGTCCTCAAGATGAAAGAGCCCGATATAAGGGAAGGCGTGCTATGGATCAACCAAGGAAAAACAAAGAAGAAGCTGCGCATGGGAATATCCGGGCAACTGGTCGACGTGATAAAACGCATCATGGAACGCAAGCAAACATTCAAGGTTCGCAGCCTGGCATTGGTGTGTAACGAATCTGGTCAGCAATTAGGTAGGGAGGCTTTACGGTATCGTTTCGACGCCGCCAGGGTCGCGGCAATCAAAGCAAACCCTAGACTGAAAGACGCAATCGAGGCGTACCAGTTCCGTGACTTACGGGCCAAAGCTGGGACGGATAAAGCCGACTCCGGAGATATGGTTCAGGCTCAAAAACAACTTGGTCACAGCACCATAAAGATGACCGAACATTACGTTCGCGCTCGTGCGGGCGAGAAGGTTGAGCCAACAAAATAATGATTTGGCATTTCCGCAAATCTTCTAAAACCTAACAGCCATGCGGGTCAGAAAACCATCATTTGCGGAAATGAATTTTACATAACCGCCGGATTTTCCAAGAAAACGCAGTAGACTGTTAATCCGCAGGTCCCAGGTTCGAGCCCTGGTCGGGGAGCCAATAACAGCAAGGGTTTTAGCGCTTTTTGTGTCTTGCAAAAAACAAGCATTTTGCGGAGCGCTCCGCAAAACTGGTAGTGATCTTATCAATCGAATCCGACCTCATAGATTCGCACCCCATAGATTCGCACCTTAGATTCGTATAGGTTTGTGACCCCATAGATTCACAGAGCGGTTGAATAGTTATGGCAGGTAAACTCTACACCCTTGGCTATGAAAACTCTGCGATAGAGGATTTCATTGCCACCCTTAAGGTTGCCAATATCGAAAGGATCATCGATGTTCGGGAATATCCACTTTCACGCAGAAAAGGTTTCTCGAAAAATATTCTCCGTGAATTGTTGCAGGCGAATGACGTTGATTATGTCCATCTGAAAGGACTTGGTGATCCTAAGGAAGGCCGTGAGGCTGCGCGTTCTGGTGACCACGAAGCATTCCTCCGGATATTCACCAGCCACATGAAAACAGCAGGGGCGGTGGCCGATCTTCAGACGGCGATAGGTTTAGCGAGCTCCAGTGTATCGTGCCTTCTATGCTATGAGCGCAACCCCGAAGAATGTCATCGTACGATCGTGGCGAAAGCTATAGCTGCTGATACCGGCCAGCGTATTCAGCCCATCGGCGTGCAGAAAGGTGTCGCGCATCTGCAAAGCATCCAGACAGTTTTTCCAGAAGCCGCCCATGTTTGATACAGAGGGCGAGGGCGAGGCGGTTATTCTTGTCAAGGCAACTCCGCATATCAGCCAGAAGTATGGCGAGACTGTTTGTTGTGCCGGCATTACCCCGAACGCGGAATGGCTCCGTCTCTACCCTGTCACCTTTCGCAGACTGGAAGACGCAAAGAAATTTCGTCGATGGGATCACATCCGCTTTCGCTGGAAGAAACCGAAAGATGATTTTCGCCCTGAAAGCCGCAGGGTGGATCAGAACTCGATCGAGATTATCGGTAGGCTGCCGAAAAATGAAAAAGAGCGACTGCTCGCCAAGCTGGAAGTAACGGGGCTCAATGCGGTTTCGGCACAAGGAAAAACTTTTGCCCTGTTGCGCCCTAAAAATCCCTGTTTAACCATAGCTCGTAAATCCCCGAGCGAGCTTGCTCAGGAGAGAAGTGGGTATGAACTGATTTGCACCCAGCAGGATATGTTTTACCAAAAGGAATTGCTTCCGCTAGAACCATGCCCGTTCAGATTCAAGTATCGCTACCAGACCGATGATGGTGATCGCGAGGGTACCTGTCAGGACTGGGAAACCGATGCCACATTCTTTCATTGGCGTGAACGTTACGGAGAAGCCCAGGCAATTCAGCACATGCAGAAAGTATTTGGAACCGAATATCCTGAAAAAGGCATGCTCTTCGCCATGGGTACTCATTCTCTACATCCTAATACTTGGCTGATAAACGGCATCATACGGATGGATGAGATTGCGCAGATACCCTTGATTTAGCGGTGATGTCTTCATATTCAACGTTCAATGTGTGACCCCATAGAATACATTCAGTTACTTGAAAAATTCGAGCAACAGATATTCCCTCGAATTCGAGGTCTTTTTTTTGGACAGCGCCATTGTGAAGGTTTATTCGTATCAATGGAGTCTGAGCTAACCCGGCTTTTCCGGACACATTAGAAGGTAGACAATGTGAACGGAGGTGCCAAATGGAGAAGAATGTTGGGAAACAGAATTCCGAGCGTGAGCGAAATCGCTACAGCAAGGAATTCAAACTTGAGGCAGTCAGGCTTCTGGAACTTGGACAGAAGCCTGCCACAAAGATTGCATTGGAACTGGGGATTGCCCGCAACCAGTTATACAAGTGGCAGGCGCAACTGGGCAAAGTTGGCAAAGAACAGGCCTTTCATGGGTCGGGGCGCAAGCCCGAAGATGAGCGCAGTGAGAATGAGCGATTGCGCGCTGAACTCAAAAGGGTGATCGAGGAGCGCGACATCTTAAAAAAGGCCGCAGCGTACTTTGCGCGGGAACTGCCGTGA